CAGCGCGGGGCGGAAGTACGACCACCTGTGGGTGCGCGGTTCCCCGGCAACGAAGGACTGGAACGCGACCAAGCTCTTCAACTACGGGACTGGGTGCCTCATCACCGGAGACGGCGCGTTCGCGGCGCATGGCTGGTACACGTTCGTGGGCAACGACCCGACGTCGCCGCCGGTGGACCCGCCGCCGGTTGAGCCTCCGCCCGTAGACACGGGCTCGTGCTCAGCCCCGCTGCCTCCGAAGGTGTGGACCGCGGCGACCCTTCCTCGCGGCTGGGGCGAGGACCGGATCGGCACGCCCAGGTGGCTGATCGAGTGCGGCGAGCACGGGCGGGACATTGACTGCGCGCCGAAGGTCGCGCCCCAGGCGTGCGGCTACTGCGACTCCATCGGCATGGGCGAGGCCGGAGGGCAGATACGGTGCGGGTGTCCGGTGCGGAACGAGTGTCCAGGCAACTTCAAGTGCGAGGAGCGAGTTGCCTGCGAGGCGTACCTCACCGGCGGCACGAAGCTACAGACGTGCGCCGAGGCGAAGGCCGAGGACTCGTCGGTACAGTGCACTCCGTCTGGTGAGGCATGCGAGTTCGTCAACGACAATCCGTTCATGTTCCGCCCGAGCGACGGCAACTGCCGTCTGTGCAGCGTCGAAGATCCTCGCGTCTGTGGCAGGTGGTCCTGAGCGAATGACGCGCCGGTTTCGTCTTCGTCTGCGCTGGGGCCACTGCGTGAATTGCCGCGAGTACCCGGTGCCCGGCTGCCTCTGCCGCGGTTGCCTGCGCGCCGCTCTCGTGCCGCTTGTGCTCTTCGAGCTCGTGCGCGTGGCGTTCTCGGTGCTGTAGGAGGGAGGCATGTCCTACGAGGACGAGTCGCTATCCATCCCGCCGGAGCCACGCTCGGCCAGGAGGCGGAAGGACGACCACGTCGACTGGTGGAAGGTCGCGCGCGTCGTCGCCTTCTCGTCGCCTCTCTGGGGTCCGGGCCTCTGGCAGACCGTCTCCGTCGGGCTCCAGGTCCACGCGCAGTGGCTCGTGTTCCAGAAGCTCCCCGCGAAGATCGCCGAACTCGAGGAAGCGGCCGAGGCGCACGAGGACCTCGACAAGCGCCTCGCGTCGCTGGAGCGCTACCGCTGCGTCCTCGGCTACGATCCTGGTGGCGCCTTCGGCAAGGCATCCATCCTGCCGCGAGACCGCCGTAGCGAATGCCGCACCGAACAGAAAGCCCCCGAACGATGAAGATCGTCACCGCGCGTTCGGTCTACCACGACAACCTCGCGGGGGCGCGAGCCCGAGGAACCGCCCACACGGGCGATGGGCACGGTTCGCCCGTGGTCACCAGCGAGGCGAAGCGCATAGCGAGCAAGCTGCTGGACGACCCCATCTACCGCGTGAAGCTGCTGAGGCGGTTGCGCAACGGCGAGGCGGGCGCGCTCGAGGTCTGGCTGTGGCGCTGGAAGCTCGGAGACCCGCCGCGAGCCGAGCAGGCGACGGAGGAGGCCGACAAGTCGCGCTTCGAGGCGCTGCGCGCCGAGGTCCGCTCCATGATCCAATCCGGTGAGCATGTTGACCTGGAGGCGCAGATCCTCGGCCCGCTCCCGGCGCGGCGTGCGCTTCCGCCCGGTGAGCCTGTTGCGGCCGCGGACGAAGGGCTCAATCTCGACGACATTGAACGGCTGGAGAGGGAGCTCGACGATGCATGATCTGCTGGCCCGCGTGTTGAAACGCGAGGAGGGACGCCGCCACGACCCCTACCTCGACAGCGAGGGCTTCTGGACGATCGGCTACGGCCACCTGATAGACCGGCGCAAGGGGGGCTCGCTGCCTTCCTGGATTACCCCCTCGTTCCCGTTGACGGACCTCGAGATTGAAGAGCTGCTGCAGGAGGACATTCGGAGGTTCGAGGCCGGGCTCAAGGACGCGCTCGTGTGGTGGCCGACGCTCGACGCCGTGCGCCAGGTCGTCCTCGTCGCCATGGCCTTCCAGATGGGTGTGGCTGGCGTGCTCGGCTTTCACAAGATGCTCGCCGCAGTGGCGGAGCAGCGCTGGCAGAATGCGGGCTTCGAGATGCTCGAGAGCAAGTGGGCCCGGCAAACGCGCGGCCGCTCACACCGCATGTCACGCGCGATGATCTCGGGCGCCGCCGAGGCGTTCGACCTATAGGGGGGATCGATGAACAGCCTTATTCGGAGGATCGTTCGTGCCGTCGGCATGCGAGTCGTCACCTCGAAGGTGCGTGACGCCGCCGAGGGGCGCCTCGGGCCGAAGTGGCAGGCCGTCTATTGGTGGCTCGCCGGACGGAAGCGCGAGTTCTCGACGTGGCTCGCGATCGGGGCGGGCGCGGCGTACGGGCTCGAGTATCCGATGGTCGCGGCCGTCTTCGGCACGATCGCGACGCTCGGCATGTCGCTCGGCTTCGTGGACGCAAACTGGCGCAGCGAGGAGGAGTCGAGCTGGCTGAAAGACTCGGCAATCTGGAAGTTCCTGGCCAAGCACTCGCCGACGATTACGGCGGCATCGCTCGCGGGGGTGGGCTGGCTCGAGGGCGCGGGCTGCACGCTCGGCGACTGGTGCCTGTACCTCAAGGTTGCCCTCTCGGTCGCGATGGCCGTCTTCGTCCAGATCGGCGTTGTGGACGCGGCGTGGAACGCCCCGGCCCCGACGATTATTGGTGAGTTGCAGCCTCCGCAGCCTTGAGCGCCGACGAGGATCTCGATCGTAAGGCTGCGGTCGCCCCGCTCCTAAGCCCGGCCGCGCTCGCCACCACGCTCAGCCGGCAGGACACCGACCCGTGGTTCGCGTTTCCCCACCACCGCTTGCTCTCGCGCGAGCTCGTGGCGCTGCACGCGCGGATGCCCGGCGCGCGCCGGCATCTGATGGTCATGATGCCGCCTCGCCACGGCAAGAGCGAGTTGTGCTCGCACTGGTTTCCGGTCTGGAACTTCGCGCTCGAGCCGACATGCAAGATCATCCTGTGCTCGCACTCCCAGGAGCTCGCAACGGGGTTCAGTCGGAAGGTCCGAAATTCGATCAGGGAGCATTACCCGATGATTGGGACGCGCATGCTCGAGGACTCGCGCGCTGCGCATCGCTGGGAGACGACCGAGGGGGGCGAGATGTTCGCGGCCGGCATCGGCGGCGGCATCTCCGGCCGCGGCGCGGACGTGCTGATTCTCGACGACCCGGTGAAGGACGCCGAGGCGGCCAACTCGCAGCAGATCCGGCAGAACACGTGGGACTGGTGGGAGACGACGTTCCTGTCCCGGCGCGCACCCAACGCGATCATCGTGCTCATCATGACGCGCTGGCACGAGGACGACCTCGCCGGGCGCCTGCTCCAGCGCGAGCCGGAGCTCTGGCAGGTGGTCAAGCTGCCAGGGCTCGCCGAGGAGGACGACTCGCTCGGAAGGAAGGTGGGGGAGGCCCTCTGGCCCGTCGACGTCAATGGCCAGACGAAGCCTGACTTCGATGAGGACGGCCTCACGCTCACCAAGCGCCGCGGGCCGCAGGCGTTCCGCGCGCTCTATCAGCAGAACCCGGTCGGCCTCGAGGGGCTCGGAATCCAGCGCTCCTGGTGGCGCTGGTACGACGAGGACCCGGTCCGCATCGCCGACCAGTGCGACCAAGTGATCCAGACGTGGGACACCACGTTCAAGGACACGGACAGCTCTGACTACGTCGCGGGCCTGGTGCTCGGCCGGATGGGGCACCGCGTCTTCCTGCTCGACGGGCTCCGGGAGCACCTGAGCGCCCCGAACACGATGCGCGCGATTCGGGGCTTTCGGCAGAAGTGGCCCATGGCGAAGAGGATCCTGATCGAGGAGTCGGCGAACGGCCCGGCGATCATCCAGATGCTCGAGTCAGAGCTCTCTGGGATCGTGCCCGTGCGCGCCCAAGGGTCGAAGACGGTGCGCCTGCACTGGGGTGTTTCGTCGGTCGCGGGCTTCATCGAGGACGGAAACGTCTTCTTGCCGCGGACCCACTCGAAGCACGCCGAGGCCGGGCGCTGCCACGTGGAGGTTGCCAACGAGCTGGTGGCCGAAGGCGCCGCGTTCCCTCACGGAGCTCACGACGACCTCGTCGACTCTTGCGTGCAGGGGGTATCCTCTCTCATCCCCAAGGGCTGGGCTGCCTTGCGGGAGTGGGGGCGCGCGATCGCCGAGGAGAAGGACGCTGGCGTGGGCTTCGTGCAGCAGCACAACATCGCGTTGCGCCAGGCGGTCCGGAAGAAGATCGCCCTCCAGGTGAAGAACAAGGACGTCGGGTCGGACATGCCAGGCTGGAACTGAGGGGGATGCTCATGGACGACAGGCTTCACCGCGTGGTCATGCCGAACGTCGCCGGCGGCGCGCCGGTGACGTTGCAAAGGTTCAACGACGCACAGACCCAGGCCGCCGTCGAAGCCGCGCTCGCTAACCTGAAGGCCAACAGCGCCATCCTCGACGTGCGGATCAACAGCGAGGATGGCGTGCGTGGGGTCGTGGCGGCCAAGCTCGGGGGGCACTGGTCCGTGGGCCTGATCGGCGAGCTCGACCGCCAGAAGAACTGGCAGGCGGGGGCGCGCGTCGGCTTCTCGTGGTAGACGCGGAGCCTTCGCCCGTGGCACTATCGCCCGCGATGAGCAGCAACCCGGTCGTCCAGACGCGCGAGACCGAGTTTCTGACGCCGCAGGACATGCTCGAGCTCGTCTCGGACTGGACGGGGGGCTGCGCAAACGAGCCTGGCAACGCAGACGTGCTCGAGGCGATGCTCGAGACCGGCGTCACCAAGGAGCGTCTCGTCCTGCTGGCCCATGCGATTGCTCAGGGGGTCTGGACGCGCTACGCGGCCGCGGCGCTCGTCCTGGAGCTGCTGTCCTCCGGGCGCATCCGCGCGGCGGTGGCCAGGCACGGGAAGACGCTGCACGGCCTGACGCTGCTCGAGGCTCGCCGCGACGTGCGCGCGCTGCGCAACGAGGCGCGCGAGATCGTCCAGCGCGAGGTCCTGCTCAGCGTGAAGGCCCCGAAGCGCCGGGAGGTTTCAGCGTGAGCCTCTTCGGCTGCCGTGGCTGCGAGGCGAAGAGCGCCGAGATCCGGCGCCTCGGCGAGCAGCTCAAGTGGTTTGAGGAGCAGGTCGACAGGCAGAACAAGCGCCTGATCGAAGTAGCGGACCCGCGCATCAACGAGCGCTTGGTCCAAGCCGACCGGCTTGATCGCAGGCCGGTCACCGCCGCGCCCCGGGCCGCCCCCGATGCGCCGCTACTCCCCGGCACGGAGCCAGCGCCGCCGCCAGCCTGGGAGGTAGACGTCGAGGGCTGACCTTGGACTGGGCGAAGAACGCTCTCCCCACGCTCGAGTCGAGCGAGGACGACGTCAAGGCCTACATCCAGCGCGTTATCAACCCGATCTCGCCGCGCCGCCGGTGGGTGACGCAGCGCGCGGCGCTCAACACATGGATGTATCACGGCCGTCAGTGGATCGAAGCCGTGGGCGAGCTCACGGCCGGCCAGGGCGTCTACCACTTCCGGGAAATCCACAAGCAGAGCCTCGCCGCCTACAAGCGGCCGGTCACCAACATCATCGCGCCGGCGGTCGACAACGAGGTGGCCAGGCTCACGAAGAAAGAGTACATCCCCGAGGCGGCCGCGAGCCGGACGCAGCCCGACTGGATTGCGGCGGCCGCGCTCGCGAAGGACATCGTCACGTGGGACATGTCTCAGAACGCCTGGGCCGAGAAGCGCGAGGAGTTGGCCCTCAACCTCTGCATCGACGAGACGGCGATCGTGCGGTCGTTCTGGGACGAGCTCGTCACCGACCTGGTGCCGGTTGCATCCATGGACGCTGTCGTCTGCTCGAGCTGCGAGAAGAAGCTCGCGAGCCCGGTGCTGCCGGCGGCGATGCTCGAGACCGGCATTCCGATGGCGAACGGCGGCTTCTCGCCCTTCCTCAACCAGGAAGCCGTAGAGGAGATGCCGTTCGAGCGTGGGCGCCCGCACGCGGTACGCGCGAAGGCCTGTCCCTTCTGCGGCAACGGCGAGCTCAAGGAGTACTCCCCCGACGAGGACGAGGTCAAGGAGTCGATGCAGCCGGGCTCGCCCATGGCCGACGCGCTCGGCAACCCGCTCGGGCGCATGCTGCCGCGGGGCCGGACCGGCATCGAGGTCGTCTCGCTCCACAACTTCTACCCGGAGAACGGCGGCGTTGGGGTCGAGCCCTATGCTTCAAAGGTCTGGCACCAGAAGGCGCCGATGGCTATCGAGGAGGTGGTCCAGCGCTGGCCGCAGCTCGAGCCCACGATCCAGCCCGACGATCCCCAGAAGATCCTTCGGCTCAACCCGCTCTACGCTGACCCGGCGCTCGTGACGCAGGGCCTGCTTTTTGGGCTCTCGGCGCACGGGATGGATACCTACCAGAACCACGTGCTCGTCGACGAGGTCGTTGTCGCCCCACAGGCGAGGCCAGGCCTCGAGCTCGGCGCGCACTTCGTCATGGTGAACGAGCACCTCATCTCGCGGCCGCTCTGCATCGAGGTGGACGCCGAAGGCGGCGTCGAGATGGTGCCGAAGGTGCGCTACCACGTCGCCAGGGCGAAGCGCGTACCGGGCGTGTTCTGGGGCCGCGGCTTCGTTTCGGACCTGGTGCCGCTGCAGCGGCGCCTCAACGAGCTCGACGCCCAGGTGGTCGACCTGCGCGAGCGCGGCAAGCCCATGATGTGGATCCCGAAGGACGCGGAGCTCTTCTTCCGGAAGGACTCCGAGGGGTCGCTGCAGATCATGGAGTACGAGGGGCCCGCTTCGTGGAGCCCGCGCGACGGCTACGCGCCGGCGATGCCGATGACCGGCAACCCTTACATGGCCGAGCGGCAGCAGATCCTCGTCGACGCACAGCTCATCGGGACGCCGCAGGACATCGAGCTCGGCCGCGGCGCCGGCGGGATCAAGACGACCTCGGGCATGATGCTCGCGCAGGAGCAGGCCGGCTCGAGGCGCGGGCCGCGCGAGCGCGGGCTCACCGCGATTTACGACGGCGTCTTCCAGCACGTGCTCGACATGCAGAAGACCTTCCAGCACGACGAGCAGGTGTACCAGGTGACATCGGACACCGGCATTCACGAGCTCAAGAGCTGGAAGCGCACGCAGCTCGTGGGGACGATCAAGGTCAAGATGAAGGCGTCGCCCGGCTACGACAACACGCTCTACGACAAGGAGGCGACGAGCGAGGGAATCCAGATGGGCCTCTACCGGCTCGACAGCCCGGTCGACGTCCAGCAGGCGCTCAAGAACATGCGCCTCCCGCAGTCGGTCAACGAGGGGCACCAGGTCCAGATCAGGCGCGCAGAAATGGCGTGGTCCGACTTCCTGCGCGAGGAGACCGTGCCGCTCCTCGACGAGTCGATCTACGACCCCACAATCTGGTATCCGATTTTCCAGAAGCGCTGGCTCGGCGACGAGTGTCTCGTGCTCCAGCGCGAGGTCGACTTTGAGGGCGTCTGGGCGAGGCTGGCCGGCTGGCAGGACGTCCTTGCGCAGATGGAGGCCGAGGACGCGGTCCTGCGCCAGCTCTACGAGGGGCAGCCGCCTGAGCAGTGGCAGGCCGTCCACGGCCAGGCCGTGGAGCTCTACACCGCGGCCGTCGAGCAGAGTCGCGCGGCGGGGCTTTTCCCTGCCGTGGGTCCGCCGCCGCCCGGGTCGGGGCTCGAGCAGCCGCCGCCGGCGCCACCGGACCCCGAGGTGGGCTTCTTGCCGAAGCAGCGCGAGATCCGCCTGTACACGGTCTGGGAGCGCATGCTCGGGCCGTTGCTCCAGGACGCGGTCATGGCCGCGGAGGTGTCCGAGGAGATCGGCGTGAGGGTGAACGAGGACGCCTCGCGCGTGCGGCTCCTCCAGGTTCTGCTCAAGATGCGAGCCGTGATCGAGACGCTCAGGCTTATGCTTCAGGGGCTGCTGGCGCCTCCGGCCGGCCCGGCGCCAGCCCCGGCGGCAGCGGGGGCGGCCCCCGGGGCGCCGGGTGGTGGCGGGTCAGGGCCCGCCGCATAGAGGGAGGGGGCGATGCCTCACTACGCGAAGTTCGACTACGGGGACAAGACGTATCGCGACGCCAAGCCCGGGGATGGCGAGCGCCAGCCGCCGAAGAAGGAGGCGAAGGGCTACCACTTCTACGAGAAGAACGAGACGGTCGTCGAGGACAACGTCTCGAAGCCTGGGCCGGTTCTCTCGGCGGCGATGACAGGCAAGTTCCGGAAGGGCAAGCGGCCGAAGGGCGTGATGTCGGCGGCCGGCGTCGCCGAGTCGCTCGCGAAGGCCTGGCACCTCTAAAGGGGCGTCGATGCCGAAGTGGCTGGAGCGGATAGAGCGCGGCATGCGCGAGGGCGGCGTCGAGGAACCCTACGCGCTCATGAACTCGATGGGCATCAAGCGCGGTTCGAAGACCGTGGTCGGCGAACAAGAGGCCGGGCGCCGCATGGGCTCGTACGGGCGCCGCCAGGCGCGCAAGCGCAAGCTCGGCGCGGGTGAGGCTGGCGACGCGATGGCGGATTCCAAGAGGGGGTGAGCCGTGGCCGACGACAAGTACAAGGAGAAGAAGTACCGCCGCCCGGACGGGTCGACGTACATGCAGGCCATGGGGCCCAGGAGTGAGCGGGACGTCGAGGTGAAGGGCGCTTCCACGTCCACGTCCACGCCCGCGACGGGTACGACACCGGCCCGCCAAACATCAAGGGCCACGAGTGGCCGCACCAACACAGAGGTGGCCGAGATCAACGCACAGGCGAAGGCTGACGAGGCCACCGCAAGGGCCAAGCACACCGACGTCATCGCCCCGTGGGTGGGGAAGAAGATCGAGCAGCAGGAGGGCGGGCTCGGGGGCCGGGCCAAGCGCGAGGCTGAGGTTGCGCGCAAGAAGCAGAAGGACTCGGACCTTCCGGCGGACAAGGCGGGCGACGCGATCGCCGAGGACGCCGAAAAGAAGAAGAAGAAGAACCCGAACGGAGGCTACTGATGTCCGCAGACGAAGCCACGGGCGTGACCGACGAGAGCCCCGCCCCCGACGTGCCGCTCGATCCCGCCGCAGCCGCGATCGGCTCCGTGTTCGACTGGCTGCCGCTCTACGACAAGATCCTGGTGCGGCGCGAGAAGCCCAAGGAAACGTACGACGCTGGCGGCCGGCTGGTCGTGGCCGAGACGCACCAGCAGACGCAGAACCGCGGCACTGTGATCGCCACGGGCCCGGGCCGGCTCAACCCGAACTACGGCACGACGACTCCGCTCAGCGTGCACGTGGGGATGGAGGTCATGTTCGGGAAGCACTCCGGCGTCGACATGGAAGACGCCGCCGACCTCGTGCTGCTGCGCGAGGACGAACTGCTCGCGTACCGGATGCCGCCGCGCGACTGAGCGCGGTCGCGAAAGGAGAAAGGCCATGAAGATCCTGCGCTTCGTGACGGCGCTCGGGCTGGTGCTGTGCCTCGCTGCCGCCGCGGCGGCCCAGGGTCCCGCGAGGGACGGGCAGCTCGCACTGCTCTACGACGTCGAGGCTACCGCGCTGACGTACTGCACGCTCAGAAACGGCCCGTTCAACGAGCCGAGCCAGATCGTGCCGCGCATCAAGACGACGGGTTCCTCGGCCACCGTAACCGAGTTCGCGGCGAGCACGAATCCCTTCTCGGGCGTGGTGGAAGGCGACGTCCTCGTGATCCTGACGCCGACCGCCACAGCACCGGACGCAACCACCGTGGTGGCCGTCACGGCGAAGGCCTCGGCCGCCTCGATCACGGTCGATCAGGCGATCAACCTCGCGGATACGGCCGGGCACAAGTTCAGCTTCTACCACCACGTCTGCGGCACGACGGACGCCGACGGGTGGTTCTCGGCTGGCGCTGCCGCCTCGCGCGTGGCGCTCACGGTCCAGTACGACCAGGGCGACCTGGGCGAGCTCGTGGTGCGCTTCGAGGCAAAGGCCGCCGGCGCGGCCGCCGCGCCCGTCATCCTCTACCCGGGCGGGGCCTCCGACTGTGGCGCGCTCGGATTCTCGCTGTCGACGGACCGCTGCTCGGCGACAACGGCCGGGGTGCTCGCACGACTCACGGTACTCGACGAGGGCCCCTCGTATGCGTTCTACCGCGTGGGATTTGCCTACGTCACATCGGACGCGTCTGACGCCACGACGGCCCGGGAGAAGCTGACGATCAAGGTCGCGGTCAGGTAAGGGAGGATTCCAATGCTTCGCGCTCTGGCCGTACTGCTCTTGTCCGCCGCGACGGCCGCGGCGCAGGTGACGACGCGCCCGCCCGGCGCAAGCGGTGGCGGCACGTTCGACGGCGGCACGATCACCACACCGATCTTGGGCGTGCCGGGAGACTGCGTTGCGGTGCCCTACTCTTTCACGGGCTTCACGACGACGGGGTTCTCCCATGCGAGCCTCACCGATGCCGCGCTCGTCTGCGTGGGGGGCACGGAAGTCTTCCGGGCAAACGCTCTCGGGCCGATTGCACAGCTTCGTCTCCAGATCATCGCTGGTACTGCCGCGGCCCCTGGGATTGTGTTCTCCGGCGGCACGACGACCGGGCTCTATCACTTGTCTCCCGGTATCGGCTTCTCGGTGGATGCTGCCTCGGTCGGGACGTGGACCGCGACCGCGCTCACCTCGACGCTGCCGTTCCTCGCGCCGGCTGGGACAGAAGCAGCCCCAGCTTTTTCTTTCTCTGGTGACCCAAACACAGGCATTAGGAACGAGGCCGCAGATCAGATCAACTTTGTGACGGGAGGGACACAGAGAGCGACGATAACAAACTCGAGCTTTGGAATTAACGTAGCATTTATAGCTCCAAGTTATCTGATTGGGTCGGGTTCAGACACC